CAATTAAGAGTAGATAATAGCACTACAGATACAATTAATTTAAATGTTGCTGGTGGTAGTGATTCAATGACGTTATCTACTGGTAGCACTACTGCACTCACTATAGATTCAAGCCAGAATACAACATTGACTGGCAATCTTGCATTATCAGCAACCAGTCCACAAATAAACTTTAGTGGTAGTTCTGGTGATTATGGAACATTTGGATATACTGAAGGCGACCCAGATGTGTTCAAGTGGGGATTGTTTCAAAACTCAGGACAAATTGCATCTATAACAATTGATGCTGTTTCTGAAGCAAGTCCTTCTGCACGATTTAGATTTAATGTAGGTGGAGATACTGATTCAGCAATCACAATAGATAGTAGCAAAAGAGTAGGTATAAACAAAGACTCACCAGATGAAAAGCTACACGTTGCTGGTAATGTAAAATTATTTGAATCTGGCAATACAGCAGATAAAACATACTCATCTACTGGTGCTGGTTTATTTCTTAGTTCATATCAATCAGATAGTGGTTCTCCATATACAAAGACATCAGATATTGTAGCTGGTTCAGATGGTACTGTTCCTTCTGAAATAAGATTTTTTACACGAACAAGTGGCAATGCTAATTTATCAAATGCACTTACGATAGACTCAAGCCAGAATGCTACTTTTGCTGGTGATATTCTTGTTGCCAATGCAACTCCAAGCCTATCACTTCAAGATACAGATGGCACAAATCAAATATCTGAACTTCTTACAAGTGGAGCAACTACATATTTAAGCCTTAGAAACGCATCAAGTCACGGAAGTTTAGTAATTAGAGGATATAATGGGAGTGCTTATTCTACTGCACTTACCATAGGCTCTGACCAACACGCCACATTTGCTCAAAATATAAATATAGGCGATGACAAAGCATTAACGCTTGGGGCTGATAGCGATTCTCAAATATTTAACACTGGTTCACATTTATTTATAAGAAATAATACATCTAACCAAGATATAATATTTCAAGTTAATGATGGCGGTTCTACCCAAACAGAGTTAATGAGATTAGATGCCTCAGTACCTTCAGTTAATGTTTCTGGTATTTTAAATGTATCTGGAGCTGGTTTAAAGATTACTGGTGCAAACACAGCTCATTTAGCATCTTCATTAGTTCTTGGTCAAGACACATCAGCTTTATCTCAAATTCGTGCTTATGGTGCTGATGATTCAACTGCTGGCACTCTTGAATTTAGAATGACCAGTAGTGCTGGGGCAGTTAATCAAGGTGTAATGAAACTTGATGTCAACTCCAGAATTTCACTCACAAATAATGATAGTGGCGGTACTGGTGGCTCAGATGGCACAAGTGCGAATACAATCTTTGGATATTTGGCTGGTCAGGACATTGCCTCAGGTGGTGTAGATAACACCTATTTCGGACACAAGGCAGGCTCAAATAACGCTACTGGCGATGACAACACTTTTGTCGGTTCAAATGCGGGTAAAGGTTCGCACGGAAACAGCAATAGTAGCAATGTTGGCATAGGTTCAGATGCTTTATTAGCTGTTAGTACAGGAAGTTATAACGCAGTAATTGGTAATGCCTCCGCAAAAGCTATGACGGATGGACATAATAATATAGCGATTGGAAACCAAGCCTTAATGACATCTACAAGTACTGGTATATGTGTTGCTATTGGTGATGATGCAATGAAAAATGGTGATGTTACAAGTTCCGCTGATGGAACAGTTGCGATAGGAGGCTCTGCTCTTTTATCATTGACATCTGGAGCTGGTTCAGTAGTTATAGGCTATAACGCAGGAGATGCAATTACAAGCGGAGATTTTAACACTGCTATTGGATATGAAGCCCTTACCGCAGAGACTACTGGAGATAGAAATACAGCAGTAGGTTTTCGCTCACTGCAAAGTGCTAATGGTACTAATAACGCATCTAATACAGCAGTTGGATTTGAAAGCGGTAATGCTATTTCCAATGGGATTCATAATGTAGCCATTGGTTCTAAGGCTGGTAATGCTATCACTACAGGAGATTATAATGTAATGATAGGTGGTGAATCAGACCCGTCTGGAAGCAATGCACAAAATCAAATTGCAATAGGGTATGGTGCAACAGGGACTGGAGATAATGTAGCAGTAATTGGTAACACAGCTATAACTGATGTCTTAATGGCACAAGATGGAGAAGCAACTATTCATTGTTCTGGTGTAAAGTTTCCACCTACCCAACAAGACGATGCAAATGTAAACACTCTTGATGATTACGAAGAAGGCGATTACAATGCAACTATTACACCAAATACAAGTGGAACAGTAACGTTAAATAGTAGTATTGATAGGCTGGTATACACAAAAATTGGAAGACAAGTAACTATTGTTGGTGAGATTGGTGTTAGTTCAGTAAGTAGCCCAGTTGGAAATTTTAAAATTTCATTACCTTTTGCAGTTGGAGATTTTACTGATTCTGGTGGTCGTGCAAGTGGTTCAATTGTAGTCTCTGGCTCAGTATCTGCAAATGTGTCTGATTTTTTGATTAAATGTTTTGAAGGTGAATCATTTGCAAGAGTTTGGCTTGGTGATGCCACTTCTTTGCAAAATGACGCATCTGAACAACTTCAAGCAAGTACTACAATTTCAATAGGTTTAACATATTTTGTATAGTGGATACTATACTGGAATAATAAGGAGTAAATAATGGCTTTAGAAAAAAAGAAAACATACGATTATGAAGTGCGTGGAGAATATAAATGTATTCAAGAACGTTGTAAAACATCTATTATGGAAGATGGTAAAGAAATATCATACGCATACCATAGAAAAGCATTTATGCCAGATGCAGATGTAAGTGGTGAGTCTGATGAGTTAAAGGCATTGGCAAATGTACTGTGGACAGATGAGATAAAAAAAGCGTATGAGGATAGTAAACCTGAACCAGAAGAGTCTGAAGAAGAATCTGGGGAATAATATGTGTAAATGCTGTAACTGCAAGAATTGTAATTGTTAAATAAACACAAGGAGTCAATAATGGCTAAAGAGAAAAAAGAAAAGCCAGTTATTAATCTTGATGGTAAAGAATATATCATTGAGGACTTAACTGACGAACAGAAGATGATGGTAAATCATATAAACGACATACAAAACAAACAGGCATCCAATGGTTTTATTGCAGACCAACTTAGAGTGGGTCACGATGCGTTTGTTAAAATGTTGAAAGAATCATTAGAAGTTGAAGTCGTAGAGGTTGAAGAAGCGTAATGATTATAAGGCGATGCTCCCTTGACCACGATATTGTTATTCATAGAAATAACAAGAAGGGGATGACAAAAACAATTCAGTTAAGTGATGGAACTTTAAAGTCTCTTAAATATCCAAACGTATATGATTATTTTCTTGTTGTAAATGGAGAAATTGTTAAAAAGTCAAACTCATTTGAGATTGTAGAAACTGCTTATGTAAATAAGTGTACGGAACTGCACGGAAGTAGTCAAGGGCGTATCGACATTGTAAAGCATAAATTAATCAACAATAAAGTAGTTGAAAGATGAATAGTCCATTATCAAAACTTGTTAGTTGGCAACAAAAAACAGGGCAACTTGATGGGTGGACTGCTTATCATATTGGAGCAGGGGCATTTTTATGTAAAGTTTTTCAGTGGTGGGGTTGGACTAATTTTTGGTGCGTAATGGGTGTTTTTATAATAGGTGTTCTTTGGGAGATATTTGAATATTATATTGAAAACTGGAAACCTTATGGGAGTAAAAAAAAGTGGGCATACAATACTGTTGCAGACATCATTGTTGAAACTGCTATGGCTTGGTGGATGGTAATTTGAAAAATAAGATAGAAAAATTAAGTAATGGAGATTTTAAAGTTGTTAGTACGAGTTATGATATTCCTGTTGTTTATAACGATAACAGGATGCGGAACAGGGTGGAGCGTAGGTGGATACCAGATAACACCTCAGGATACAGTGTCAAATACAGTTTTTATAGAAGTAATGGGGATTGATTCAGTAATGCACTATTATCACGGAAGAATATATACTCAATCAAACTGGTGTTGGATACATCATCAGTTTGAAGATGTTACTAATGAGTGATGTTAAAACTGCAAGAAGTTATCGTGGTGCTTTGGTTGATGACAATATGGTTCTTAGCATCAACATCAAGTGGATTATACAATTATGTGTCCTTGTTGGTGCTGTTGTTTATGGGTACTATCGTATTGAATCGAGATTGGCAAAACTTGAATCAGAATTAGTTGAGGCAGACAATACAATTAGAACTTTACTAGATAAGCACAGTGTAGAGGAAGAAAGGCAAAGGGCGGAATTGGAAAATCGAATTTCGTTTTACGAAAAAGAATTAAACTTAAACCCATTTAGTTGGGGTAAGAAAAAGCGGAAATAAAATGGATTTTATGGCAATATACGGAGAAGCTGGAATGATAGGCATTGTAGGTATAATGTTTGTCTATTTAGTAATGTCTCTGTCTAAAAAAAGTGAAGCACAACAGGAAGCATTAGAAAATTTAAAAGTAGAGAACAAAGGTCAAAGTGAAACTCTTGAAAATATGGAAGGTATGGTTATTAAATTAATTGCAAGATGGAATCAGTCTGATGACAAACTAGATAGAAAATTTGACGGACTTACTAAAGAAATAAATGATTTAGATAATCAAGTTTCAAGAATAGAAGGCTCTTTATCAAGAATAAATGGAAAGCACTAATGGATAGCTTAAAGGTTTCTGGTATATCGTTTGTTAATTACGGCATACATTTATCAAATATAAATTTAATATTACAGTGTGTGATAGGAATAATGACTATTATATACTTAGCTTACAAAATAAAACAAATAAGGAGTAGTTAACTATGTTAATGAAAATGATAGCGGATGAATTACTATCCGACAAAACTGGTGAAGAAATTATTGATGAAATTAACAAGGCAGTTGATATACCTATTATATCTGAAAAAACAGAAAAAGCTATACTTGAAGCACTTTGGAAAGTAATTAAAGGCGTTCTTCTCAAGAAGATTGGTGTATAATGGCTAGAAAGCGTGACCCAAGATTATCTAGGTATGGTTTAAGTGGGTACAATAAACCAAAGAGGACACCTCGTCATCCTAAAAAATCTCACGTTGTTCTTGCTAAAGTAGGAAGTAAAGTAAAGCTAATTAGATTTGGTCAACAAGGTGCTAAAACAGCAGGTAAACCCAAGAAAGGTGAGTCTGCTAGAATGAAAGCAAAACGCAAATCATTCAAAGCAAGGCATCGAAAGAATATTGCCAGAGGTAAAATGAGTCCAGCTTGGTGGGCTAATAAGGTTAAATGGTAATGAAGTTAAAAGGAATAAGTTTAAAAGGACTAAACAAGAGACAAAAGTCTGCAATGCGTAGGCACTCTAAACATCACACGAAAAAACATATTCGTGCTATGGTTTCTGCTATGCGTAAAGGCAGAACCTTTGGTCAATCTCATAAGTCTGCAATGAAGAAGGTTGGAAGATGAGAAGAAAAAAGAAAAGGAAAACAAGGTCAAAGTCAAGAGTAAATGAGGCAGGTAACTACACAAAGCCTGCAATGCGGAAAAGACTTTTTTATAGAATAAAAGCTGGTAGTAAGGGTGGAAGAGCTGGGCAATGGTCTGCCAGAAAAGCTCAAATGTTAGCCAGAGCGTATAAAAAAGCAGGTGGGGGATACAAATAATGGCTTTGAAAAAAACTCAAAAAAGTTTAAAGAGATGGACAAAACAAGAATGGGGATATGTAACTAAAGGCGATGAAAAAAAACCTAGAAGGAAAAGAGGGCGTTATTTACCTAAGTCAGTTAGGAAAAGTCTCAGTGCCAGTGAAAAAGCATATACAAACAGACAAAAAAGAAAAGCATCTGCGAAAGGTAAGCAACGTGCTAAATACTCAAGAAAAGTAAGAAAAAAAGTAAGGAGAGCAAGATAATGCCATATCATTACGGACACGGAAAAAAGAAAAAGAAAGGCAAGAAGAAGAAAAATAAAATGTCTAAAAGGATGAAGAGGAAATAATGTATAAGTTCGGCAAGCGGAGTCGTGATAGACTCAAAGGTGTAGATTCAAGACTGGTAAATGTATTGAATGAATTAATAAAGATTATGGATGTAACTGTTATTGAAGGGCTTCGCTCTGCTGAACGTCAGAAAGAACTTTTAGCAAAAGGTGCAACCAAAGTTAAATATTCTAAACATATGGAAGGCAAAGCTGTTGACATTGCTCCATACCCAATAGACTGGAATGATAGAGAGCGTTTTCACTATATGGGTGGAATGGTCAGAGGTATTGCAAAGGCGTTAAATCTTAATATTCGTTGGGGTGGCGATTGGGACTCTGATGGCGAAATAAAAGATAACAAGTTTGATGACCTTGTTCACATAGAGATAAAAAGTTAACATTTTGTATTGTATTAAAAACATTCAAATACTAAGTTAGGAACACAATGGCATATATTACAACAAGAGACTTAAAAGATATTTACCCTTCTATAGATGAGTTTGATACAAAAACTCCACTCTACGGATTTGTTCAGCATAGTGGAAGTAGGTATCGGGCTGATGACGTTGGGCTAGTAACTCAACTATTTGCAAATGGTAAAAATTTAGGGGCAGGACAGAGTAGCATATCTGATGTAGATGCCAATGATAAGTGGTACTATGACGATGCTAATGATGTTATTTATTACTTTAACAGTGCCACCAATCCCAATGATATGCTCATTGAATCTGGTGACGATTGGGATGCAATCAGAAGTCGCTATATATCCAACGCTGAAAAATACCTTGATTCTAGGTTAGACGGCAAACTGCCCCGAAAACAATTCAAAGACAAAGATGGTAACTATGACTATATGATAATTAGAACTACTGCATTATTCGCAGTGTCTTTTTTGATTAGGGCATCTCAACCAACATCTGAAATAGCTGATGCACTTTTTGCTGAAGCAGAAGCCAACGTAAACGCACTTAATGATGGAAGTGCTAAACTGTCATTTCAAATATCTGGAGACTCATCACAGGGAGTTTTAAGAGAAATATCAGTTAGTGGCAATCTTCGTATTGTAGATACAAGAGGGCATTACTATGATGTGTATGATAGGGTTGGAGTAAAGATTACAACTGCTGGTGCTATTGGAACTGCTAAGTATTCAGTATGGCTAAAAGATGCTGATAAGTTGGGGGCTGAAAGAATGAACAATGGAGAAGATGCTGATTACATAGATACAGTTAATGGTCAGTATCAAACATTGGCAAGTGGTGTTACAATTAGATTTGCAGGTGATACAGCAGATACAGCCACATTAAATGACAAATGGGAAATAGAATTTCACGGCAAGAATGAATCACTAAATGATGCAGGTATGCCTTACTCAATAGGGATGACTCGTAGATAATGCCTATTACATTTGTCAACATATGGGAAACAAAGATTTTGGATACTATACGAACTTTTCTTAATGATGAGTTTGCAGGTAGTATCCCAGTTTACACAGGAGATTTTAAGGATATGGGCAGTCAGTCCATACGCCTTAATCCGATAGGTTCTGATTTAGTTGAGTATAATTCAACAGCAGAAACTAGAGAGTATATTTTAGATGTATCATATACATTTAAAGAAAAAATGTTAAAGAAGGATACTTGGGAGCATATACTTCGTCAAGTATCACATATAGAAGCCTTGTTTTTTAACAATCAAAATAATAACTTTCATAATGGCAGATTCGACACAGCTAGAATTAATGAAAAAGAAGAAGCTGAAGAAGCTATAGAAGGATTAAATGTTATTAGATGGGAATGGCGAGGTTCATACATAGGAAACATATCTTAAAGAAATAAGGGAGAGGTATGAAAGTTAAATTAAAAGATAAATCAACTAAATTGCCTAATTGTTGGAAAGAATGCGGTTGCTCATTTGAAGACTGGGAAGAACTTCAAAAAGGTAAAAGCATAGAAGTAAGCAGTTTAAATAACTTGGAGCATTTATTTGATGTTCCTAAATCCAAAAAAGGAGATAAATAATGGCATATCAAAGTCACGGATTTTCGCCAAAAGAATGGAGAGTTGCAGTAGTTTCAGATAATGGTGATGCTGGTGCGACTGGAATAGGTTCAACTATGTTTCAGCTAGACGTTGACTCTGTTTCAATGCCTTCATTAAATGTAAATCAAGTATTAGATGTAAGAAGTGGTGTAGGAAGAACTTTAAAAGATGAAGATTTTTTTCAAGATAATACTTTAAAAATTCCTGAAATATCTTTATCTGGAACAATGCACTTAGACGATGGGCATAAATTATTACTTCAAAATATATGCAACGATGTTAGTGGAGATATAGCAGTCGCAACTAATTTTTCTCCTGCTAGTCAAAAATATGGTGCTTCGATTGCAAACTCAGCATCATCCTTAACATTGGTAATGCAACCTTCAGACGTTACAAATCAACAAGGTATGGAGTTTTTTGGTTGCGTAGTAACAAGTTTTACACTATCAGCAGACTCTACACAAGAGGGTGGTAGATATAAATTTTCTGCAACATTGCAAACTGGAAAAGTTCCAGACTTAGCATCTACTGCTAATCCAACTATTACAGCTTATGCAAATACTACAGATTGTTTTTTAAACAGTGCTAGTGGGATAAAGGTTTACGCTACTGATGCTATTATGCAATCATTTTCAGTAAATATTGAAAGTCCTGCTGTTTTTACTGGTTTTGAATCTACTGGTTTTCAAACAGTAAATAGAGGTGCAGAAATTTCTGTGACAGCAGAATCAACAATAAAATACGATGGTAGCACAAAAGGTTTGATAAATTCATTTGGAACTCAAACTTCTCATTTAGCAGGTAATGCCTTAGTAATTACTAATAATAATTCTTATGGTGTTTCTATGCCTAATGCAGTGTTGACTGATGTTGCTTTAAATGAGGGTGACTTGATGATGTTAGATGTTGCAATGAAAGCAGTTGATGCAGGTTCTGATTTAATAACTTTTGATATAACAAGTTAATGAAGCTTTCTACAGGAAAAACAATCGAACTAAAAGAAATGTCTGTAGATGATATTGATTACTGCAATGATTTACCTCAAATGAGGTATGAAGGAAATGAAATTGTAGCTATCACTAACTTAGCAAAAGCAAGAACTGCTTGGATTCGCAAAGGTGTTGTAGGGGCTAATGATAAATTTATCAAGTCTTTAAGCGAGGATGAAAAAAATGAACTGTCTTTGGCAGTACAGGAACATCAACGCTTGGGGGAGTAGAATCCCTCACATTAGAACTAAACTTCTTACTAGATAAAAAGTGTGAGGGGTGTATGTATCACGAATACCCCTATGAGGCTCAAATTCCTATTTTAATCGAAGGAAAATATGAAACTCGAACCTTTACATCAGATGAAGATGTTTGGGATGTTATTCGGCTTTTAATAGACGAAACACAAGAACATATTGAAGAGGGCAGTAATTTGCATATCGCTGAATCAGTGATGGCTCAACTGCCCTTTTTTTCTTGTAGTAATATGCTAATAGATGTAAAGGCACAAAAAGATATAACAAGATTTATGTATGCAAAACAATTTAATACATCTCCATACAAAGGAAGTTATGGAGAACAACCGAAAAAATGGGTAGATAAAACTTTTTTATTAAATAATTTAATAGAAAGGCAAAAAACAAAGGCAATTAAAAATGGCTAATACAGTAACTATAGAATTTGGAGCTAAAGGCGATAAAGATGTCATTAAAGCAATTAATAAATTAGATGCATCAACAAAAAAATTAATAAATACTCAAGCAAAAATTATTGATAGTAATAATCAAAATACCAATTCGACTAAAAAACAAAGAGATGGTATGAAAAGGTTATTTATACAGTTAAAGGCAAATAATTTGTCATTTAAGAATTTGGGACTATCTACAGATATTTTAACTAAAGCATTTGCAGGAAATAGAATTGCTATTGAAAAAGTTAGAATAGCAATTAAAAAATTAAAACAAGAACAAGAAAAAGCGGATGTAACAACTAGAATACTTGGTGGTACTTTTGCCGTATTAAGGTCTAAATTGCTTTTGGTTGGGTTTGCTGTAGGAACTATCGCTAGACCAATAATGAATATTGTAAACCTTAGTACTAGGCTGGAATCTGTATCTCAAGCATTTGAAACATTGTCTGGTGGAACTAATAAATCATCAATAGCTATGAATAAATTAAAACAGGCAACTGACAACACAATGTCTAGTTTTGATTTATTTAAACAAGCAAATAATGCTATGATATTAGGAGTTACTAAAAACTCTGATGAAATGGCTGAAATGTTTGATATTGCTCAAAGACTTGGTAAAGCGTTGGGTAGGGATACTGCTAGTTCTGTTGAATCTTTAATTACTGGTATAGGTAGGCAATCAAGGCTTATGCTTGACAACATTGGTATTATTGTTAAATCTGAAGAGGCTTATAATAAATACGCAAAAAGCATTAATAAAACAGCTAAAGAATTAACAGATAGTGAGAAAAAACAAGCATTTTTTAACGCTACAATGGAGTCTGCTAGAGCAAAAGTAGCTCTTTTAGGTGATGAAATTCCTACTACTCAAGATAGATTTTCTACATTAAGTGTAAGTTTTGAAGAGGCAGGTGAGTCTATTGGAACTACATTAACCCCTGCTATATTAGCAATGGCAGGTGCTTTAAAATCTGGAGCAGATACAGCTAAATTATTTTTTGATACCATTAACAAATCTTTAGGTTTAGGTCAAGATGAAGAAGAGCTACCTATTTCTATTCAAATAGAAAACTTAAAATTTAGAATTAATGACCTTGTTGATAAAGGTCTTGTTAAAGTTAGTAGTGAAATGGATTTATTTGGAACAACTATGGGTGCTTTGCCTTTTGAAGATTCTATTTTTTCATTAACAGAAATGGGAAATCAATCACGTTTTACCCAAAGTGAACTTGACAAAATGATACAAGAAATATCAAGGTTGTCCAAACTTGAGGATATTGAATTTCAAACAAGTGCAGAACCATTTGATATAGATACATCTAAAAAAATTGCAGAAGAATTAAAACAGTTAACAGTAGACCAAGAAGCAATTAGAGTTGAAAATGCAAAAAAAGTTGCTGAAGAATTAAGAAAAATATCAAGAGAAATTGCTAATGATGAAAAAAGAATAGAACGAGAAAAACAAGCAGTTAGAAAAGCTGTTCTAGGAGAGACTACAGAATTTCAATTAGAGCAGTTAAGAATATTAGAAAAAAAGTTTTTAGAACATAATGAAAGCACTACAGAGTCTGAAAAGTTTTTTGCAAATGAGAAAAAAAGAATAATTGAAGAAGGGAATGAAGAGCAATTAAAGTTACTAGAGCAACAAAAAAAACAATCAGATTTAGCTCTTGGATTTGTTAATAAATTAAGTGGTGCATTGCAACAAGCTACTTTAAATGGTCAGCATATGGGAGAAGCTGTAGTTAACAGTTTACAAGCAATAGCTATTGAAATGGCATCTAAAGCATTTATATTTACAGCATTTCAAGCACTAGGTATAGGTGGTGTTGGGACAGCAGGAAAAACATTAAGTCAATTTTTAGGACTTGCTCATACAGGTGGATTAATTAAAGAAGATGGAAATATACAAAGATTTGCTTATGGAGGTCAAGTTCAAGGTCAAGACAATGTTCCAATTATGGCACAAGCTGGGGAGTTTGTTATTAGAAAAGCAGTCGTAGAACAAGTAGGGGTTGACAATCTTGCCAGATTGAATAGTGGAGAAGGCAATGTAGGAAGCACAGTAAATGTAAACATTAATGGCAATATGATAGGCAATGAAGAGTTTGTAAGAGATACTTTGATACCTGAAATAAATAAAACAGTTAGACAGGGACTTGCATAATGGCTTTTGGCGATGAAGTAAAAACTGGTAATATAACTGAAAATTGGTTGTTTACACTGCCAAATAGGCAAGGTGGTAATTTATATTTATCATTTAAAGACACAACATATGGAAGCACTTTTTACTATGGTGTTATTTTAAATAAACCATCAATTAGAGAGTCTATTGATTTAAAAAACTCTACTGCCAAAACATCTAATATTTCTATTACTATTGCAGATTTCAATTATAATGGAGAAAGTATTTCAAAAGAATTGTATGGTGGTAGTAATCAATATATAAACCAAGAAGTTGTTGTAAAGTCTCAAGTAAATGGTAATACACCAAGACAAATTGGAGCTTTTAGATTAACTGAAATCAGCACCGATGGTGATAAGATTACATTGTCTTTATCAGCTAGAAAGCCGTGGGATTTTATTACTGCACCACAAACAAAATCAAATGCTCCTCAAAATGTTTACAAACCACTTGCATATGGAACTTATCTAGGCAATACTACTACCAATGAAACAAATAGAATAAAAGTGTTTCCGATACCAGTAATACAGGGAGATGGTGGTAAGATATACTTTGCTATGCACAAAGCAATAACTGATGGAAGCGTTAAGATAAATTTTTATGATAAAACATCTGATTTGTTTCCAGTTCTTACAGCAGATGCTAGTACATCAGTTGTTTATGGAGTTGACACAATAGGTGTTAATCCAGAGCTAGAAAGAACATTTAGATTATTTCCAACATCTTTTATTTCATCTCGAAATTGGAATAATGGTGCAAATGTTTTAACGGATGATAGTAATTCTGCATCACTGCCAGATGAGTCTAGTGGTATAAATTTTATGGGTTTTAACATTTTGGAGTTTGGAGGTAAGGTTACAAGTTTTACTGTTTTCGTAAGAGGAACATTAAGTATAGACCAAACTGATGGAGAATCAGAGCAAACTGCACGCATATTAGCTAAAATAAAGGGAGTTGACAACGACAATGATAGTGGTGCTATAACTATTTTTAGTTCTAATGTCGCAAATACAACGCATACATTATCTGGCTCTACTGATATTGATGGAAGTGGCACTGCTTATGATGGAGGAGGTTTTAGCAGTTCTGACTTAGCATCTCAAAATAATCCATTAGGAAATATTAGTATTGGTGCAAGTAGGGGAGGTAGTCAAAAGTACGATGCTACAATTTTTAATGCTTATTATCAAGCTAAAACTCAAGCACCTGAAGATGAACCTCATTCTAGCAGTAAAGAAAGAGGGGATGTTCAATATGTTTATTGTGGTAATGATGGATTGCCAAAAACATACACAGGTGCTAGTGGTGTAGTTACAAAAATACACGAAGCACACAGAGAAATATTAAATACGTTTGCTGGTGTTGGTACTACAGATGCCAAAATACTAACAAATTTTTCTGGTGAAGATTGGTCAGATTTTAACACAGCAAAAACAAATTGGTCAATTAGATATTGGCAACTAGAACCACAACCAGTAAAAGATATATTAGAAAAACTACAATATGAAGGTGGTTTTATATTTAAGTTTACTGCAACAAATAAATTAAAATATATATATTTAAAACAATCTATGACAGCTACAACTACATTTACAAAGCAAGACATAGCAAATGTATCAGTTAGTCCATCATCTTTTAGTGATTTAATAACTAAAATGACTATAAATTATGAAAAGCATCCTGCTCCAGACCAAAGAAGATATGTTTCTACAGTTACATCAAGTAACGACACAATAAGAACTAATTACAATATTCAATCCGAAGAAAATATACTAGAAGTAAATCTTGATGCTTATGTTGAGCCGAGTATGTCAGCTAGTACAAGTGGTGGAAACGCTAATCCAAATAATGATTTTTATAGCTATTATGATAATATATTAGGGGACATAAAGTTAATAGTCGAATTTAATCTGGTTAATCCAGAATATTATAATATTGATGTAGGAGAAATAATTGATTTTTCTGATATGTACCCAGAGACTCCTTTTGGACATAATTCTGGAAACTGGTCTGGATTAAAGTTTATAGTAACAGATATAAATAGAACGTGTGGAAGCATAAAAATTAAAGCGAGGGAAGTATAATGAGTTATCAAAGAATTGGAACACCTAAAGTATATGTTGACTATGCAAATTACGCATTAACATTGGGAAAAATTGATAGTACAGATTTTACCTTTACAAGTAGCGGTTCTGGTAGTGCTGTTTCATTATCAACAGGTTCTAATTTAATGGGAATGTTTGATATGAAACCTAGTAATTTACAACAAATAAACTGCAATACATCAGAGAGAACTTTATTTATAACTGTAGATACTCATTTAAGCACAGATTCTCAGGTTGATAATAATTTTATAGCTATATTAGGACATAATTTTAAAGAAGCAGGTGCTAAGTTTCAAATAGAGCAAAGTGATAATTTTAGTTCAAATGTATATGATGTTGGTAGTCAAACATCAGTTGTAAATTCTGCTTTTAGTTCTAGTTTTCACACACCTGCAAATAATGGTTGGAGCTTAGTTACTTTTGCCGATAGAACAGGAAGTGATGATAATAGAAATTGGAGAATAAGAATAGAACCTTCATCTACTATTTATAGTGCTAATATACAAATAGGTGCTATTTTATTAGGAGAAGTAATATCATTTCCAAATAGTCCAGACTTGCAACTAACAAGAAGTTTTGTATTTGATGGAGTAACTAAGCAAACTTCAATTGGTGGTCAAACATACGCTAATGCAAAGTTTTTATCTGGTGCAGATTGGTTTTTAGACCCATTTAATATAGACGCAACTAGAACAACACCTAATCCTATAAAAAAAACTGGTAGGCAAACTTGGGATATGAACTTTAGCTACCTAACTGATACTGATGTTTTTCCTGAAACTTTATACTCAGTTGATGGGTTAGTTCAGGGAAATGATTTTTACACAAATTTAATACATAGAACTCACGGAGGTATGTTGCCATTTTTATTCCAATATGATGGGACATTGACAGATGCAGAAGATTCTTTCTTATGGTGTAGATTAAATAACGAACCACAATTTCAACAAGTTGCTAACAGAGTGTGGAACGCAAGTATAAATTTAATAGAAGAATTTTAAGGGTCAGGTATAACAATATTTAACTCTATGGCAGACCAACGCACTAACCTCTCAATAAAACTGGCAAACTCTTTTGTTGAGAGGGTCTTAGTGCTTTCTACTTCAAAATGATTTTTTATTGTAGAGTGCATCTCATTTTCAGTATAGCCCAGTTCTTCTGCCAGTATCCTCACAATATTCCAGTAATAATTATTTTGCTGACTAGAGCGTACACCAGTTTCTTTTAATTCAATATAATACTCTCCCTGTAGCTTAGATATAGCCCTGTCAAATTCATCTCTGTTAGTGAGAGTCATTTTACCATTTTCTATATTGCAGGCGAATCGCAGTCTGGACATATTTTTTCTTTCCAAAGTTTAATATCTGAGGAACTCCATAACTCTCCCTCAAACATATTCCATTTTCTACGACAGCAAGGACACCACGAAAGGTCTTCGTCTGCCCTTATCTCATCTGTCTTATGATTTTCTCTATAATTCTTTTCTATTAAAGGATTATCTAGGGCATCAATGACCCATTGTATTGAACCAAACTTAGGCTCATTCTGTTTCTTTCCGTTGTTTTTCATATATGATTCCACCCAGTAGTAATAAATAATTCCGTGCATCCTGTATTCTACCTGTGATTGGTTCTTCGGATACTTCACTGCCTGTGAGAACGTAATTGCGGATGGAATCCATATGTTTTAATAAATAAATAAGGCACACCTGTTCTGCATCAAGATTCATTCTTTCTCCAATGCTCTTGAAGTTTTTAAACTTATCTTGGTCAGATACAGTGTATTCTTCTCCTTTAACTTTCATCAGACGATTTTCTTCTTTTTGCATTTTGTCTGACCATTTGAAGAAGTCTTTAACTTTCACTTTTTACCCTTTCTACAAGTTCAGTTACTATAAGAAATGATATACCAAAAAATAAAGACCAGAAGAAAAGACCTAGACCTAATACAAGGACATTGGCAACCCATTCTGCTATATCAAACATAATCATCTTGCCTTCCTTATTTCCTCTATAATCTCATCTTTTACTTTTGTTAAAAACCACCTAGATAAAAAATGAGTAGAGTAAATTGCTACTCCTATCCATACTACTTGAAAAACATCAAATGCGTTTTCTTGTAATGATTCTAACCAAAATGTCATAGTATTCTCCTAATTGTTAAATTTTAACAAAATCTTTAAACATATTCTAAAATCTTATTAATAGGGACTAATATTATTTGCGTAACACCATCATCTCCACCCATAGTAACTTTAGCAACTTTTTTCTTTACCATATCCTTGCATATTCTTTTTAATTTATCAACAGGAAAGCAAATCATTCCTTTTATATCTCCTTCATATGATAAGATGTGAAACCACCAATCTGCCTTTGTTACTGAAATTCCAGACTCCCTACCATCCCTACCTCTTATTTCAATAACAATATTCCCAGTTCTTTTCCAAGTGTCTCTTTCCGTCTTTACTTCTATTTTGCCTTTAGACTCCAGTAAAGATTTTAATTTCTGCTCAAATTTTTCCCCAAACTCTAGGTCTAAGTCCCAATCGCTATTTTTATTCATAATTGTTAAATTTTTAACAAAATCGGGCAGAGAGGTCGGATTGTAACCAATAACAGGAGATGGAATACCTTACTGTCTCTGCCTTCCTTTGTATTAATTCTTTGCCCCACAGGTAGCCAACCAATTTATCACAATCTCTACCTTTCGGATTGTCAAGACTGCTTTTATCCTCTTTTACTTTCTTAATAGTATCTATGAAAAGAGAGTGAGGCAATTTATCAGTCCTGCTTTGCCATATCATCAAGGCAAGTGTCGCATACATCAAACTTGCAAACACTACAGGTGTTTAATTCTTCTAAGTCATAAAGAACATCATTGACTATCTCACTAATCTTAGCCAAATGCTTTTTAAGACCAACTGTTGAAAAATCTGACATCTCTAATTCTGTATAGCTCCAGATGTCTGTTAATTTGTTTTGTATTGTTGTTACTTGTTTCATTGTGTTCTCCTAATCGAATGTTCTCTCTTTGATTGTTTTTATTAAATCTTCGTAGTCTGAATCTCTTAACTTTATAAGACTATTTTTACGCTCTTTTAAATCTTCATACCAAGTGATGCCACGCTTCTCGATTGCCCATTCAACAAACTCAGCAGGAGTTTTATGGGCGGAGAACTTGCTCGAAAAAACGTGGCATCCAACACACAGGCAAAAACCATTATCAATGTCCCAACGGACAACTCTTATAGACCTTGAGTAGAAGTGGTGAGCATTCAGAGGTTTCGTCTTGTGGCAGACCTCGCACATTCCATATTCTTTTATTTTGTCTGCCCACGCTTTGTCTAACTTCTTTGATAATAGTTTCTTCACCTAGAAGGGTAGCTTTTCTTCGTCTTTACTTGTGTGAGTGTCTGGAGTGCCTTCAAGCACTTGGAGTAGAGCCTTCATATTTGCTTCGATAATAACTCGCTCTGCATCAGTAAGAACAGTGTGTATGTCCTTCTTAGCTACCATATCAACAGCAAGTTTTAAACATACTTGCTTATGAATGTCGTGTGTTCTTGCATCAATACCAAGAGTGGTATTACTGCTGTTTTTAGCCTTAGTAGTGCCTTCTGGTACTATGTTCCAAACAGTTTTGCCATCAACTTCTTCTTTGCGAATATTAACCTTGTCTCCTTTACGATAATACTGAAGTTTATCGTTGAGGTACTCAGTAGCAAAAATGCCTTTCTCAGAACCTTCGTGCATAACTCCATACAGATACCAAGCACCATAGTTATTAGTACCTGTTTTTGGGCTATCATACAAAAACTCTACAATGTTATCTGTATCTTTTTGTATCTTTAGGGTTTCATTTTGGCTCATTTATTCTCCTTGTTTGTTTATGGGTATTACTTTACAGTTGTTTCTTTCTAAGAGTTTAAACACCATCATACGGATAGCATCAATCTCTTCTTGTGTAATGTCTTCAGGAAACTCAACTCTGAATTTGCCTTGTGTTATCATTTTGTTCTCCTTCATTGTTTGAAATTACTAAATTATAAAGATAGTTTACAACTATTTACCAACAATAACTTGACCCCATAAGGATGTTCTGCCATTCACAATCTGAACCAAATGCACTGTAAAATAACCAGTATGATAGAAATCAACAATAGCAAAAGCGTGTTGCCAGTTATGTTCCCTGTTACCTAGCCATTCATTTGCATCAGCACTCATATCTTTCAGGCATCCTATTGACCAAGCTGACTTAACTCCGTCTATGTGAGTGACAGAAGATTGTTGAATATCGTGATGATGTCCATACATAACATTACCACCAAGACGGAGAAGGTGATTACGAGTATGATTAATCCCAGCAAAATGATGTCCGTGATAAAAGTTGAGTTTGCCAATCTTGAGCATCTTGCCCAGTTTGTGGTATTTATAACCACGCTGTCCCAATTTAAGAGCATTTTTAACCAAAAAACCCTTAGCAAGGTAGGGGTTTTCTTCAACAAATCTATTAAGCCAGTCTTCGTGGTTACCTTCAACAAAATGTCTCTCCTTTACGTTTGATTTATCAAGTGACTCATCAATTATGTCCATACCTTTGTTTACTTCTTCTATCTCTTTTTCAACAAAGGGTAGTTGATACTCTAGCGGTGGTCTTTTCTTTTTCTTCCATTGCCAATGAGATACAGAACTCCATTCTCCAGTGTCTCCGAGGTCAATATACCCATCTGGTTTTATAATCTCAATAGCTTGACAAACAACGCTAATAGCTTTCATATCAGCTAGTGGAAAGTGTTTGTCAGGTGTCACTATGTATCTTTTAACTTTCATATTATCTCCGCACTTAGCCATTTATCCAATGCTTTTTCCCACTGGTCATATGTGGCTTGGTTGTTTAAATAACTGACCCATACTTCATCAAATTCTTCGTGAAGTCTTATTCTCATTTCTTTAAAATATCTTCCTTTGGGTGTTGTTATTTTGTCTTGCATCTTCAGAACTTTCTCCAAAAATATCTTCTTTAACTGTTGGGATGTATGTCTCATAATTGCCTGTTCCTATGTTGTAATTTAGTTTAGCAGGTTCTCTACCTACTGTTGGTGTTCCATTCTTATACTGGAATCTAATCTTATGAACGTGGACTCCAACATAATCTTCTTCCTCTGACCTATGTCTGTGTATTGTTACGGCATTATCAGCTTTATTAAACCAGTTTGCTGAACCTGATATATCATATGGGCTTGGTACTAGAGGTTGTCTATTTGTGCCGTTCTCCATCTTTCTAGGGTGTGCTACAATCCAAACGTGCATCTCATATATCTTTGCAAAGGCATTGATTTGAGATAATACCCTAGATATATAATTGGTTTCATTCTCTCCATCTCCATACTTATGCTCTATCGTATTCCACGGGTCAATGATTAATCCATTTAATCCATCTCTGTATGTTAAGACTTTTGCCTGTTCCATTATAGATTCTATTGTTATTGAGTCTTCCTGAGTGCCTATGAATTTTATATGGTCATTCATTACTTTCATACTGGCTCTTAATGTGTCTTCTGACATTTTCTCATCTCCCCAAAATGGTTGCTTTGCGAACTTACCTGTTAGTTTCAGCAGATGATGTTTAACAGGAAAATTCTCTGCTGAGAATATACCAAACTTCCACCCATACAACTGAATCATATTTATCATCAGGGCATCCATCCATTCTGATTTACCCATATTAGGTACTCCTGTGACTATAGATACCTCTGATGTACTGATTCTGTAATGGTCATCTAAG